AGAAGGGGCATCAGACTTAGTAGATGGTATGAGAAGTATCAACATTATGCTAACTGAACTTGCTTTACATGGAAGATTCCAATTAGGACAACCAGTCTTTACAGGATTAGATACTGAACAACGAATCCAAATGGGACAAGATAAAGCTTTAGTATTGCCAGAAGGTGCGAACTTTAATTATGCAACACCGAATGCAAATGTTCAAGCAATGATTGAATCCACCAAGTATATGGTAGATAGTATTGCACAATCCAACAATGTACGAATCAACTGGACTGATAAGTCGCAGGAAAGTGGATTAAGTAAGAAGATGGGACAAATGGATTTACAAGATGCTCTAAGATCAGATACCGAACAAATCTATAGACCATTCGAGAAAGAACAATTTAGAATTGCTAAAAGAATATGTGAAGTATCAGGTGGTATTAATCTTGGGGATCAATTTAGTATAGACTTTGCTGAAAGAGAAGTGCCTATGAGTACCGATGAAGAAATCAAATACTATTCTTGGGCATTCCAAAATGATTTAGAAACAAGACAATCTTATCTAAGAAAGAAGAATCCTGACTTCAAGGAAGAAGAAATACAACAGATTGTGGAACAAATAGATGCTGAACAACCACAAGAAGCAGACGAAACACAATCTATCATTGATAGAATAGGTGAACAAGTTGGCTAATTTAGATTTCTACAATAAAGAAATAGAGAATATCCAACAACAGTTAATTGACAAATTGGATAACCTAGTAGTAGGGTTAGGTAGAGTAACCGATACTGAACTGATGCAGATTGCTAAGCAGATAGACTTCTTTACAGAAATGGAAACATTAGGGTTTACTAAGCTAATGAATAGAGTAGGTAAAACCTTTGATGATGAGATAGCAAGAGTATTTGCAGAACTATCTAAACGAGAGTTAGGGCAAGTATCTGCAGCAAGTATCGATGCTTTAAGAGAACTAAAGAACTTTGAAATGACTTATTTGACAAATGGAGTAAGGCAATATTCAGATCAACTAAAGACTGCGATGCTAAGAGGGATTATAACTGGTGAAAGTAATATTCAGATAATGAATAACATTAATAGCACCTTTGGTGTAGGAACTTATATTAGTTCAAGTGAAACTTCTTTCTTGATTAATGATGCTTTCTCACGATTTAGTAATACTTCAAGAGCAAAGGCATTTGAGGAGTTTCCTGAAATAAAGTTTCAATACATTGGACCAAGCGATGGCAAGACAAGAGATGTATGCCAACGAGCATTACAAGAGCCACCACTAACAAGAGAAGAAATCAATTCTTTGGGATATATAGATTTTGGTAATAGAGGTGGATACAACTGCAGACATGATTGGGTAAGAGTATGAGATTAGACCAAGTAGTAAAACCTAATTCTAAAGTGATGACTAAGTTAGCACAAGATGCTATTGATAAAATTACTTTAGATGCAAGTAAAGGGAAGTTTCAGAATGGAAGAAGTGGATATTCTTACAAGAATGATACTTATAGAAAGTATAAAGCAAATAGTATGCAAGGGAAGAATGGTAAACTAAAAGCATTTAGAAACCAATCAACCGACACACAAACTGCTTTTGTTAATATGAAACTAACTGGTAGAACCCTAAGAGGTATGAGAGGATCAGGAAAGACTGATACTGCAATTATTACTTATGATAGAGGGGAAATAGTATTAGGAAATCAGAAAAGAGGATATGACATCTATGATTTGTCTAACAAGAACAAAGAATTTATAGCCGATAGATTCGGCAAAGAACTTTTGGATAGAAACATTAAAAAGTATGTATCCAAAACAACGATAATAAAATAGGAGGGCAGTATGTCCGAAGAAACTAAAATAGTAGAAGAACAAGCAGTAGCAGAAACTCCTACACAGGAAATAAATAATGAAGAAGTCGGTGGCTTAATTGCAGAAAGCAAGAAGTACCGAACAAGGGCTCAAGCAGCAGAAGCTGAGTTAAATGAACTCAAAGAAAACCTCAAACTTCAAGAAACAAAACAACTTGAAGAAAAAGAGGAGTTTAAATCTTTGTATGAGAAAATGAAGGAAGAAAACTCACAGTTAAAACCTGTAGTAGAACAATTTCAGATTCAAGAAAAACAAAGACGAGAACACCTGCTGTCCCAACTTTCAGATGATGATCAAGAAATCTATGCAGACCTGCCAACAATTAAGTTGGAAAAGCACATTGAAAGATTGGGTACGAAAAAAGTGCAAATATCTGATGCCAAAGAGGTTACTTCAAGTGGTAAGTTTGCTGAAAATGCAAGATGGTCTGATTTGTCCGAAAAAGACAGAACAGAAGCCAGGAAGAATCCTAAACTTTGGAAACAGATAGTAGAAGGCTATAGAAACTAACAACTAACTATCTTTAAGGAGATATAAACATGGCAAATGTAACAACAACAACAGCTGCTAATTTTATTCCTGAAATGTGGAGAGATGCTATCCTTGACTATGCAGAAAGAAAATTCATTCTTCGTAATCAAGTATCTGACTTCTCATCTATGGTTTCAGGTGGTGGCGACATACTAAATATCCCTAAAGTTGCTGAAGAAACAGCTGCATCTAAAAGTGCAGATACTGCAGTAACTTATTCTGCTAACACAGATGGGGTAATTCAATTATCAATGGATCAACATCACTACGAAGCGAAAAGAATCGAGGACATCGTAAGAGTTCAAGAATCTGCTGACCTATTCAATGCTTATGCAAAGTCAATGGGTTATGCTTTAGCTAAAAAAGTAGAAAACTATCTTGCAGTAGATGTACTACAATCTGCTACAGGTAATGATGTTACTTTAGCTGCTGATAACACTTTCACTACTGCTTTAATCAGAGAAGGTTTACAAAAAATGCTTGATGCAGGATTTGACTACACAGATGGCGAATCATTCTTATATGGTTCACCTGCTGCTTATATGTCATTACTTTCTTTAGGGGACTTCACAGAAGCACAAAAAAGAGGTGATGATGCAAATCCATTAGTATCAGGTAATGTAATCCAGGCTTATGGTTTAAGCTGTTATCCTTCAGTAGACTGGGATGACGATGGTGGTACTGGTGATGAAACAGCAACTATCTTTAACAGAAATTCTGTGTATTTTGCACAGCAATTAGCACCAAGAGTTCAGTCAGCATATGACATTGACCACTTGGCAACTTCTGTTGTAGCTGATGTACTATTTGGTGCAGCATTATCACATGCAGCATCTTCAACATCATTAGGTGTTGTAAACTTCGTAAATCCATAATTGGGTTAACGAAAATCGGTTAAATATGGGGCTAATTTCGGTTAGCCCTATATTACCATTAAATATTAATTTGAAGGAGATTTAGATGCCATTATACGATTATAAATGCACTTGTGGGAAACAATTTGAAACACTACAAAGCATGAATGATGAAAAACTTGTAAAATGCAACCAAAGTATCCAAGAATGTGATGGAAATGGAACTTTGACAAGACTTATAGGCAAACCTGCCATATTTTCTGATGACATCGGTAGAGGTCATAAACGAATGAAAGACAAAGATTTATATAAGGAATTAGACATTGAGTAGTAATACCAATATAGGAAATACTCCTGTAAATCAGGGTTATGTTCAATTAGTCCACATGGGAGAAACTGGAGGGATCGATGGTACACTTCGTACTTTATACGATGGCGATGGGACTGCATCAGATCTACAGATTGCAAGTAACAAAGTTAAAATATCTACTGAATTATACATTGGTAGTAAAACTATTGCTGAATATGTACAAGATGTGGTCGGTGATATGTTTGATACCAATGGTAGTCATACAAACATTACTGCTACCTATGATGATGCAGGTGATGGGGCTATTGATTTAAATGCTTCAGGAGATGTAACTCTTAGCAACACAGTAACCTTATCAAACAAAACTTTAGCAGCCCCAATCTTAACTGGTACAACACAAGGGGCAAGTATCACTTTATCAGGAGATTTAACAGTAAATGGAACAACCACTACTGTAAACCAAACAAATTTAGATGTATCAGATAATATTATAGGATTAAATCGTGGAGCAAGTTCTAATGCTAACGATTCAGGATTAATTATAGAACGAGGTAGCACAGGAAATAATGTATTTATTGGTTGGGACGAAAGTTTAGATAGGATACGATTTGCTACAACTACAGCCGATGCATCTTCGACTGGAAATTTAAGTTTAACTAATGCAAATATTCATGCAGGTAGATTGTATGCAGATGTAACTGGAGATGTAACTGGTAATGCAGATACTTCAACAAAAATAGCATCAATTACCAATAGCGATATTGTACAACTAACAGATACACAGACTCTTACTAATAAAACTTTAGCAAGTCCTACTTTTACTGGGGATATAGATTTTAGTGATGCTAATACACCACAATTAAATATAACAGATACTACAAACACCATTACTACAAGAGTAGCATCAAGCAATACCATTGGAAGTGTAGGAACAGTAACAGCACACAATCTTAATATTGTAAGAAATAATGTAGGGCATTTTCAACTTTATGCTAATTACACAATGCACAATCAAAGTGGCAATGATATTGATTTTAGAGCAAAAGATAGTAGTGGTAATATAGTATTCAAAGTAGATGCTGGAACATCAAAAACAGAAATTGGAACATTGAGTGTTACTGGAAATGCTACTGTTACTGGAGATATTACAGGTGATGTAACTGGCGACTTAACAGGAAATGCAGATACTGCAACTGCCTTAGCAACTGCGAGAAGTATTACAATGTCAGGAGAAGTTTCTTCAGGGGCTGTAAATTTTGATGGAACAGCAGGTGTTGTTATACCAAATACTACAATAGGTTCAGGTGTTATCGAAGATGGAAGTATAGCTTCTGATGCTGCTATTGCAACAAGTAAATTAGCTTCAAATACAATTAGTGGAGTAGCATTAGGTAGCAATCTAAATGCTTTAACAGTTGGAACAGGAATGGCTTTTGCTTCAGGTTCTAACTATACAGGGGCAACAGCAAGACAAATAAATTTAAATTTAAGTGCTATAGACCACGACAGCTTAGGCAATTATGTAGAAGAAGAACACATAGACTGGACTATAGACCAAGGTGCTACCAATATTCATGCAGGAAACTATACAGACACTAACACTAATCAGCTAACGACATTTACTGCTACAGATGGTGGTTCACAAAGTGTAACTATTGCTCAAGGTAAATATTGGAAATTTAAAAATGGTGCAGGTGTAGATGTAGAATTTACTGACTTTAATGGTGGTGGTTCAGGAGACCCTTTTGATTTAACATTTAAATTAGATTTATCAACTGTGGGTGCATTAGCTGACACATTAGAAAGTGGAGATAATCTATTAGTCTATAATGCAGACGAAGGAACAGCTTTAGCACCAATATCAGAAATACAATCAGCTTTAAGCATTCCAAGTGCAAGTGGTACTACTGATGGTGTTCTTACTTTAAATGCAAATGGTACATTAACTGGAGAATCAGGATTAACTTATGATACAAGCACTTTAGCAGTAACTGGAGATTTAAATATAACTGGGTATGTATATGATAGCGACTCAGGAAACAGACTAACTCTTGATGACGATACAGATTCAGCACAAGCAAACCAAGTTACTTTAGCAGGTGCAAACAATGTAAATATTTTAATAGATGGTACTAATAATGGTACTGGTGATTTTCAAATTAGGTCAAGACCAACTACTGCTAATGATTTAGACACAGCAGATATTATTGTAGATATAGATGAAACTACAGCAATCTTTGATAATATTACTTCACAACAATTTAGAATAAATGGTGCTTCAAGAACTACAATTAATGAATCAGGATTAAAAGTAGAACAGGGTTCATTAGGGGTAGGACAAACTCCACCTTCTGTAAATGGTCATGCACATATAAGTAATCTATTAAGAGTAGGAACTAATGGAGAGGTTGCTTTAACTGTAAATGATGGTGGTGGTAATGCTAATGTAACATTTAATCATACTTCAAAAGTTCCTGATAGAGATGGTAATTCAGGTAGAATAGAAGTAAATGTAGATAGTTCAGGTGGTCAGTATATGGCATTTGAATTAGCAGGAAATGTTACGAGTGGAGTGTCTGTTGCTACTACTGAAATTGCAAGAATTAATTCCACTGGACTACAATCAAGTTTATCAGGTACAGCAGCAAGTCCTGCATTAAGAGTAAATGATACTGATACTGGACTTTATAGAATTGCAGATAATAAATTAGGTATATCTACAGCAGGTACTTTTGCAGTAGCAGTAGATGCTTCTCAAAATGTCGGTATAGGAACTACATCACCTTCAGAAAAATTAGACATTAGAGATGGAGAGTTAGTATTTACTCATAGTTCTTTAAATCAAGCATTATCAGGTAGAATTAGATTTAATGAATATAATGGCGATGATGAATCAGGTGCATATATCCAATACAATGGTGCAAGTAATTATTTACAAATGTTTACCAATACTGAATCTAATGATTATGAATTTTTAAGAGCATTAAGAGGTAGTCATTTAGCATTACAACCAAGTGGTGGTAATGTCGGTATAGGAACTGAATCGCCAAATACTTTATTACACTTATATAGCACAGGCAATACTCAAATGAGATTGCAAACAAATAGTGCAAGTAGTGCAAGTAGCATAGTATATCAAAATGGAACTGCATCTTATTCAGTAGGGATTAATGCTGCTGAACAATTTAGCTTTTATTCAAGTCAGCTTGGTTCAGATGCTTTAGTAATAAATGGTAATGGTAATGTCGGTATAGGAGGAAGTCCTGAAGGAAATGCAAAATTAGATATAAAGATGAGTGGTGTATCTCAATATCTAAAACTTGAAAGAAGTTCATCAAGTGGTAGAAGTCAAATACAATTAGCAAATGAAAGTGGTACAGAACTTTGGAGATTTGGATTAACTGGTGGTGGAAGTGAAGATTTTTCATTTTGGGATGGAAGTTTTAATCATTTAGTATTTGATAGAAGTGCAAATAGTGCTCAGTTCGGTGGGTCAGTAGGTATTAATGTAACACCAAGTGGCACATCAGGAAGATTAGATTGTAGTAATGATGTAGTAGCTTATTCAACTTCTGATAAACGATTAAAAGAAAACATCAAACCATTAGATAGTGCATTAGATAAAGTATTAAAGATTAGTGGTGTATCATTTGACTGGAAAGAATTAACTAAAGAAGAAAAGAAAACTATTCATGGAAACGAAGGACACGATGTAGGTGTTATAGCACAAGAAATAGAAGAAGTCCTACCTGAAGTAGTTACAGAAAGAGATACTGGATATAAAGCAGTTAAATATGAAAAGATTGTACCTCTACTTATAGAGGCAATAAAAGAACAACAGAAACAAATAGAGGAATTAAAAAATGGCTAAAGTAATCGCAGAAAAAGTACAAGAAGCTATAGTAGCTGATGCACCTAAAATGGTAGAAATCAAGCATACAAGATCAATGCAAGATGCTTCAGGAAAAGATGTAGAAGTGGTAGACTGGACTGAAACTAAATCAGTAGACCAAGCTATAGCAGATTGTGAAACACATAAAGCTAACTTAGAAGCACAGCTTACTGAGTGTGAAGCAGAATTAGCAGACTATATAGCAATAAGAGATGCTGAATAATGGCTACACCTGCAGTACCGACAACTAATGTAGGAATATATAATCATTTGAGAGAAGCAACTGATTGTAATGAAAATACTAATCTAAGTTTGGCGAGTTTATGTAATGGTGGAAGTTTTGCTTTTGATAATTCATTTGGTGCTGCAGGTGGTCCTGCACAATCATTCGATGTAATAGGTGGAACAAACAATCCAATAACAACTACACCTGATTCAGTTAATCTATATGATGACATTATAGGAACTGCACCATTCAATCTTGCTAATACCATTGGTGGAAAATATACATAAAGAATTTTATTAATATAACTTGGAGGTTATGAAAATGAGTGAAGAAAGAAAAGTAACAATAAACGATAAAGACTACAATTATGATGAGTTATCACAAGAACAACAAATGCTTGTAGAACACATTGAAAATTGTAGAAGGCAAAAAGCAAACTTAGCATTTCAGATAGATAGAGAAAATGTAGCTGAAGGTGCTTTTGCTAAAATGCTAACTGAATCGTTTGATGAAAAAGAAGAAGTGAAAGAAGAAAAAGATGCCTAAATTAAATGTAGTCGCAGGAATCATTGATAAAGTAGCTGATAAGATAGATGAGTTTACTCTTGATAAAACAGAAAAAGCACAACTCATACAAGAGATCAATAAAGCACAGATTGAAGTCAATAAAGTTGAAGCCAATAGCAACAGCTTATTTGTTTCAGGGTGGCGACCTTTTGTTGGGTGGACTTGTGGAGTAGCACTATGCTATCATTTCATACTACAACCATTCTTAACATTCTTATTATTTGCCTTTGGTTACCCAATAACCTTACCCACCTTCGATATGGGTACACTTACTACTATCTTGATGGGTATGTTGGGACTTGGTGGGTTGAGAAGTTACGAGAAGGTCAAGAAGTCAGCATGACGACCTTTGAACAGATTATCGATGGTGTCCTGGAACATGAAGGGGGTTATGTCAATGACCCCTACGATAAAGGTGGTGAAACCAAGTTTGGTATTGCTAAACGATGGTATCCTGATGTAGATATTAAGAACCTTACTAAAAGTGATGCAATTAATATTTATTACAATGAGTATTGGAAACCAAGTAAAGCAGATTTCTTACCGAATGACTTGAAAGCCACCTATTTCGATATGTGTGTAAACATGGGACAAAGACAAGCTGTAAAAATACTACAACAAGCTATCAATAGTAGAAAAATGAACAAGATTGAGGAAGATGGAGTTATCGGAGAGATAACCATAGGTAGTGCAGGGAGAATCTCAAAAAGACGATTACAAGCTTATCGCTGCTTATTCTATGGTAAATTAGTATCCGAAGAACCTGATCAACAACGATTCTATTATGGGTGGTTTAAAAGGGCGACTACTATATGAAAAAAATTAAAAGCACAGGAATCATATTTGGCGATATGCATTTTCCTTTGCATGATGAAAAAGCATTTAGCTGTGCTTTAAAGGTAATTGAAAAAGTAAAACCTGATGTATTTATCAACTTAGGTGATTTTGCAGAAGGGGAGTATGTATCACATTGGAGATGGCAACGAAGAAAAAGACCACCATTGGAATACCAACTTCCCTTAATTGATAAAGAAGCAGATGAAGTCAATTATCACATGGATAGAATTGATAAAGCACTTGATAAAGTAGGGTGTAAAAAGAAGTATTTGGCTATGGGAAACCACGATGCTTGGTATAATCAATTTGTAGACGAGAATCCATATTTGGAAAAATATAAGCCAGAGAATCTATTTAAGATAGAAGAAAGGGGTTATGAGTGGTATCCTTATGGAGAACTCTTTAAAGTAGAGAATAGTAAGCTATATGCTTATCATGGGGGACATTATGGAAGTGTCAACCATGCAAGAAGTACAGTACAGAATCTTGGGTGTAATGTAATTTATGGGCATACTCACGATTGCCAACGAAGTGTAATGCAACACATTTCAGGCATACATATAGCACAAAGTATGGGGTGCTTGTGTAAGATGAAGAAAGATTTTTTAAAAGGTAGAAAGGTAAATTGGACTCACAATGTAGGAATTGTTGACTTCTTTACAGATGGGTGGTTTAACTTGATTACCTTAGACATACATAATGGAATGACAACTTGGAACAATAAAATTATAAAGGGAAACTAATGGATTTGGGCGAAACAATAAAACGATTAAAAGAACTATCTGCTATACTACAAGCTAAAACTATATCAGATAGAGAAAAAGAATATTACCTACCTGAGATGTTTCGTTTAATAGACAAATTAGAAGTTCCTCAATTAATAGGAGAATTTAGCAATGACTACATATCTTGAAAAATATTGCACAATTAGTGATATACAATTAGTAGCCCCTTTTGTATTTGACTATGACAGGAAACGAACTATCTCAAACTGGGCAAGTTATAGTGGGAGTGGTAATAGTACAGTTTATCAAGCAGGAAGTGTTGGGAAGTTTACTCAACTCTTTGCAAATGACATTGAACTTACTTCAGTCGGAAGTACAGGAGCAATAGATGCTGATGGAAAATACTATTTTGACGAAGATGCAGATGTGGTGTACTATAGACCCACATCGACCAACAACCCCAATTTTGATGAAGCTGTAACAGCTGGTAGGGATAATAAAACTCTCTTTGAGGAGTTTATATCAAGAAGTTCCGACTTTGTGAGGTCGTATATCAATAAACCGATATATAAGAACAAAGGAGTAGGAACTGGGGATAGTTTAGGTAGGGACTTCCCTGAAGTAATAGTTAGGGCTACAGCTTTATTAGCAGCGAGTATGGCAATTATGCCTTACGACAATGAACGAGGAACTGAATTACAAGTCCAAGTATATGATCCTTCAACCAATCTTGGATTGTTAGATATGATACGAAAAGGTGTAATTAGTTTAGATCAAGATGAAGATGGTAGAGATAAGATAGTAAAAGAAGTATCTATCAATGGCTCTACTACTGGTGCTATTGTAGATACCTATGGATATCCACAAACATCATTTGATAGAATTAAAGTGTTGATTACTGGGGCAGGGACATTTACTGCTGGTAGTTCATCAAGTGTTACTTTTAGTTCTTATGTTGGAAGTGATGCAGGATTGCAAACCAATCTTGTGGAAAACAATCAAATAATTGATGGTGGATTACAGCATATAGGACATGGAGTATATATACGATTTAGTACAGGAGTTTATACTGCAGACGACCAATGGGAAGTAGAAGTATCAGGATTAGACCACACATCAGGTGGTGGCATTGAAACAATACAAATGAAAAGAAGATAATGGCACATTTAGATAGAAAGAAAAAACTATTAAAACGATATGGCTTAAAGGCAGTTAATAGACCGAAGATGACACCAAGCCACAAGACCAAGAAAGCAGTTGTATTGACAGAAGTAGGACATAAACTAAAACTGATTAGATTTGGTGCTCAAGGTATGGGACATAACTATTCTGCTGGAGCAAGAAAAGCATTTAAAGCAAGACATAGACGAAACATAGCCAAAGGTAAATCAAGTGCTGCATATTGGGCAGATAAGTTCTTATGGAGTGCAGGTGGTAGAAAGAAAAGCCCCCCTAAATCACAAAAAAGAACTTATGGGAAGAAAAGATAATGTGGGATTTATTCAAAGATAAGAACGAGTACAATGAAAAGAATATCATAGGATTTCTTTCTTTTGCTTTAATGTGTGTTTTCGGCATAGTGGATTTAGCTATGGGAATTATTGGCATTGAACTAATGGTAAATGATTACATTTATAATTCATTTGTCTGGGTTACCTTAGGTTCATTTGGTATTTCAGCATCAGAAAAGGTATATAAAAAATAATGGCTAAAAAGAATACAAGCACCTACATAAAAAGAAATGGTAAAAAGAAAACCAGGCAGGGTAAAAGCAAACGAACAAAGTATGGTACAAAAGCAAGTAAGAAGTATTATAAGAAAAAGTATAGAGGACAAGGATAATGGGCATAGAATTTGAAAATATTTATAAAGATAGAGTAATTGATACAATTCAGAAGTTATTGAAACAAAATCTTGCTTCTATTCCAGTAGTATTTGATGAACATAGAGGACAAGAAAGTTTCTTGATCATACCTGAAGCAGATGCTTTTATTGATTATGCAAGTAATGTGCATATAAGAGAATTTACAACAGTTATTAATTATCAATTACGAAAAGGTGGAGAATACACCAAAGAAAATCAATTAAACAGACTGACAATGATAGCAGAAGTTGTCAAAAGACTTTTATTCGATAATAGAAACTATGAAAGTGGTAATATCACAAACTGGTATGGTGGTATTGTATCAAGTGTAGAATATACACGAGATGAAGAAGATGAAACTATATCCAATGTTATTATTACTTTCCAATGTAACACAAATGAGGTGATTTCATGAAGTATAAACACATAAAAGGACTTCAACTACAAAAACCATCATATCTTAGCACATCTAATCAAAAGATTAGAGAGTTGTTAGCTGGTGGAGAAGTTGAGTTAGAAAAAGAAAACTTGGAAGAATTTGAATCTTTAGGTGTTCAAGTTCAACCAGTAAAAAAGCAAAAACCTAAGAAAAAAGAGGAGAAATAACACATGGCAGTTAGTGGAAAAGTCTATTCTAAAAGCGATTTTAGTGTAGGTATAAAAAACAAAAATGCAACTGCATTTGAAACAGCAGCAGCTAATGATACTGCATACGAGTTACTTCCTGTAATTAATGTATCTGCACCAGTCCTCAATCTTGTTGAAAGTGGTGAGATACGAAGCAATAATGCAGGAATGATTGAACTTGATATAGACCAGTTTAGAACAACTAAAGGTGGATTTATCACAATGGACTTTGAAGTTCCAGCAGAACGAGATATGATTGTTCGTATGTTGGCTAATGTCCTTCAAGATCATGGAGAAAGTGGTTCAGATCCATATACTCACACCATTCAAGCAACTTCAGGTGCAGCTTTATCAAGACCTGATTTTACAGGAAGTTCAAGTTCAGGAATACCAAGTCTATTTGACATTGGTTTATATTACCCTGAATCTGCACAAGATAAACTGATTACAAGTGCTGTATTACAAAGTCTTACAATGAACTTTGATATGACTGATGGTAGATGTTTACTAAGTGGAACATTTTATTCAGGTATGACAAGTTCAAGTAAGTTCTTAGTAGAACAAACTTTAAGTGCTAATTCAGCAGCACCAACTCTAATGAGTACATCACCAACACAAATAGAATCTTATTTTGATACTAAGAAACTTGATGTTGATGGAACTTCGTTAGCAGATATGGTGATTACTGGAGTATCATTTACTTTTGAAAACAATGTAGCAAGAGTTGGTAGAGATTCTAATGGTGATGCAGAAAGTTATGCTTTTGGTATCCCATCAGTAAACATTACTGGAGAGATTTCATTAATGTATGATGCAAACTTTGACTTTGCAAGTGGTGGTAATGTATTACAAGACTTTTTAAGTGGTAATACAGCAACACTAAAACTTCAGCAAGGTGATGGTACAGTTTCAACAGCAGGTGAAATGAACATAGAATGCGAAATCTATTCAACAGCAGTAAACTTAGATCCGAATGCAGACACAGGTGCAGTAATTACAATTCCATTTAAAGTGGTACAACCTACTTCAAGTGGTGCAGCATCAGGTACAGCATTTAAGTTTGAATATGTAGATTCAACCCAAGCAAGTGGTTGGTAAACGAAGGAGTAACACATGAAGGTTAAAATGTTCGATAAAGAGTGGGAAGTGAAGAATCCTACTTACAAAGAAAAACGAGAACTACAAAAATTAAGAATGATGGCTTTAGATTCTACTGGTAAAGTAGATACCGAAAAGTTCTATGATTGTCTTGAATTTGTAGAAAAGATAAGTGGCTTATCAGAAAGTGATTATGTTGCTAAAGATAAGCCCTTAACAATGGGTGAGGTAGATGCTTTGCTTTCGAAATGTCTAAGTGAATTTTTAGATGTTTCAAAAAAAGGCTAATGGCTTTGTCGTCGTATGTGTGGTTTAGCCACTATGGTTATCCACACTTCGACAAAGAGTTTCCTTATAAAAGACAAAGTCCAATCACTAATAAAGTAAAGACATATAAGGATCAGAAAGATGTATTATTGGAAATTGATAGAGTGTTTGACAAGTTCAAAGATTCTAAATTTTCTATGGGTAGAAACCTATATTTTATATTACCTCTTTTTTGCAATCCAAAATGTCTTTACCAGGATTGGATAGGGGAAACCATTAAAGAATATAAGATGAGTAAGAATCTTAATATTCCGATAGCAAGAAGTTTAGATGAAGCAGATTCATTTATTGTAGATAATTTTTTAATTATAGATAACGAACTAAACTCCATAAGAGAGTATGAGGTAGAAAAGAATGGCAGATAAAAAAATAAGATTATTAGTTCAAGCCGAAGTTAAAAAAGCTGTTCAAGCACTTAACAAAGTAGAAAAAGAACAAAAAGACATAAAGAAGCAAAATGATGGATTGAAGAAAAGTTTTTCTACTATTGGTGGTGTAATAGCTACAGCATTTAGTATACAGGCAATAGCAAGATTTACTCAAGAATCGATTAAACTGGGTTCTCAGACAATATCGCTTACACGAAGTTTTACAAATCTTGGAAAAGGTATTGGATTAAATGAACAATCTTTACAAAAATTTAGAAAAGCTACTGATGGTACTGTATCAGATGTAGATTTGATGATTCAAGCAAATAATGCCATGTTGCTTGGTGTTGTACAAAACGAAGAAGAATTTTCTGAATTAATTGATTCGGCACAAAGACTTGCTAAGGCAGTAGGTAAAGACACCTTATTTGGTATTGAAAGTTTAACAACTGGTATTGGTCGTCAATCAAGACTTATGTTAGACAATCTTGGTATTATTGTAAAAGCAGAAGATGCTTATAAAGCGATGGCATTAGCTACTGGGAAATCAGTTGCATCTTTAACAGACTTAGAAAGAAAACAAGCATTTATTACTGCTACTATGGAATCAGTAAGAAGTAAAGTTGCTAATCTTGGTAAAGAAGAACTTGATGCTTCCGATGCAACTAGTAAATTATCAGCAGCATTCAAAAATTTAAAAGGAACTATTGGAAAAGAATTACAAGATGAAGTAGAAGATAGTGCAGGAGTTTTAACAAGATTTATAGAAGCAGCAAACACAAAAATTTCACAAGAAGGAATTTTGGGGTATTTTCTATCAGGACCAAGAGAGTCATTTGAAATACTTATAACTGGTAAATTTCCAGGAGAAACAGAAGAAGAAAAAGCAGTAAGAGAATATGTTGAAAGACAAGAATTGATGATTGCTGCAGCACGAGAAAGAACAAGGAATATGGGGAAATTTTCAGGCATAACAACTGAAGATGATGACTTGGCAGATGATTTAGCTATAGAAGAAACTGGAATAGGGGATTTTCAAAGTGCTTTTATTGAATCTTTTGGGGCAGGAGAATTTGAAAAAACTGAAATATTAAAAGCAGCTGCATTGGAAAGACAAGAGATTAGAAGGGAAGAAGAATTAGGAGAAGTTCCTATGTCAATCTTTGCTGAAGCAGTTAATAATATGGAAATAACAGAAGCTGCAAAAACTAAAATGATTGAAGAACATTCTAAAAGAAGAAGGGATTTTGAGAAAAAAGCACACCAAGAAAGAATTACTGAAAATCTTGAAGCTGCTATTTTGTCAGGACAATCTGCAAAAGAAGCTGCAATATCAGTAGTAAAAGCAGAAATTGCAGAAGCACAAGCAGGATTAATTTCCAGTATTATGACATCTGTTCCATTTCCATTTAATTTAGCTTTAGCTGCAGGTGCAGGTTCTATGATTGGTAAAGTAACAGACCAATTATTATCATTCCAAACAGGTGGTAGTTTTGTAACAAAAGGCAGAACTACCTTACCTCTTGGAAATGGAGTAGTAGTAGGAGATAATGCAAGTGGCATGGAACGAATTGATGTAACACCATTACCAAGTCCTACAAGTAGTGGAAATAACATTACAATAAACATATCTGCACCATTAGTAGATGAAACAGTAGTAGATCATATTATACCAGCTATAAGGAGAGCAGAAAAATTAAACTTATGAGCAATGTAACAAAATCAACTGCTTTTGCATACATACCTAAAAAACTATTTGGTATGAAAAAGAAAAGCATAAAACAAAAACTAAAAAAACCAAAACTAAAATTAAGGAGATATTAAAGTGGAACTTGGCAAAGGAACTAAACTAACATTTAGCATTGAAACATTAATTAGCATTAGTGTAACAATATTTATGGTGGTAGGACTATGGTTTAATCTTAAAGCTGATATTGAATTAGCAAAAGAATTACCTGAACCACCAATCAGTAGAACAGAATACGATTTAAAAGACCAAATGATTCGTAATTCAATTTTAAATACTGAAGAAAAAGTAGAGAAATTAGAAGATAAAGTAGATGACATTAAAGAGGATACAAGAAGTATCAATGAAACCCTACTTAATATGAATAACAATTAGGATATGAATTATGAAAAAATTGATAAATATGTGGCTATTGGTGCTTGGATTATTTACTTCATCGCTATACTCACAATCAGCATCTTTGGATAGTTTTCAAGATATTCAATTAATGAAGAATGAGTTTTGTGCAGTCATAGAAGTGAATGCTTCTTGGAATTGGGCTAACAAAATACCATTAGAGAAATTACAGAATTGCTATACTGGATATGTGGATATTGCCAACAAAAACATTGGTTCAGTCATACAAAAAGAATGGGATATTAAAGTAGTGCCTACCATTATTATCTTTGAGTATGGAGTAGAGGTCAAACGATTTGAAGCAGACTTATCTATGAAGTTTAGAGAGGAAGAAATACTAAATAAAATAAGACAAGAGATTAGAAAATAATGGCAAAACATTATACCAAACCTAAATTAAGAGAACGAATTAAAAATCGTATTATGAGAGGTAATAAAGGTGGTAGACCAGGACAATGGTCTGCAAGAAAATCTCAACTTCTTGCCAAAGCTTATAAAAAAGCAGGTGGTGGATATAGAGGTGGTAAAACTAAAGCAGCTAAATCTCTTTCAAGGTGGACTAAACAAAAATGGACTACTAAGTCAGGAAAGAAATCATCAAAGACTGGTGAAAGATATTTACCTGAAAGACTAATTAAATCTATGAGTTCATCTCAATATGCTTATGAAACAAGAAAGAAAAGAGCAGCAACGAAAAAGGGAAAACAATCAGCAAGTTATTCCAAGAAAACTACGAAACGAATTAGGAGATATACATGAGTTTTGTTAATTCAAACTATGAATCAAAGCTATCACCAACCATGACTGAAAATTGGTTAGTGCAGATATTTAAAAATAATAATGCGAGTATCTTAACAACTAATACCCCTGATTTAACATTTAGTTTTTCTGCTACTACTTATAATAGCATAAATTATTACCCTGCTATATTAAACAAGCCAAGTATATCTTATTCATTGGATTTAAAAGGGTTTACCACTAAAACTGGTAATATTACCTTAAACATAGCCAACATAGATTTAGATGGAACGACCTTATTAGAATTATTAGGAAATGAATATATTAATGGTCATGTAAATGTATTATCTCAAATAGATGGAGATGATACTGCTAATAATGCTTTACAAATCTTTAGTGGTAAAGTATCAAGTTTTGGTTATAGAAATAATACGATTGTATTGAATGTCATATCTAACAGACCATTCCAGAATGTGTCTATCCCACAAGGCAGAAGTGTAAATGCAGACAATCCTCAATACAATAATAAGATAGTCCCTTTGGTTTATGGGGACTATACTGCTAATACTGAATTTGTCAATGGTCAAGATGTCTATGCTTGTCCTTTCCTTAAAAACGATGGTAAAGATTTTATGTACATTATTCCTGAAGGTACAAGTGGTTCAGATAAATTAGAGTTCTATGATAAGGGGATGAAGCGATTTGTAGAATTAATCAATACTGAACCTACCATAGCAACAGTAGATAGTGTCAAAGTCTTAAAAGTACCAACATTAATGACAAGACAATTTAAGATGTTGCCTGATGATGTAACTGCAACTATTGTTGGAAGTGATGTAAGTCTTACTTCGGGAAGTCTTGAAAATGCCTATAATGGAAATACAGGTAACAATGCCACTTATGCTAATACAGCAGGTTTTGGTAGTGAATCAAAAGGAGTAGTGTTTAAATTAGAAATGCCACAAGTTACTGGTAAAATTACTGCAATTACATTAGGGTTATCAGGTACATATAGTCAAACCATAACTGGTAGTCCAAGTGGAACTGATGGGGCATTCTTTAATTTATCAGATGCACTAAGTGGAAGTTTTGGATCATCAAGTGGCGATATAGAATTAGTAGGAACAAGTAGTAGTGGTGTAAAAACAGACCAAACTAATACTGCTTTACCAACATCAACAGATATTGCAAGCATATTAGAAAATAATGCCTTACCTGATGAATTATATTTGAGTTTTAGATTTAATGCAGAAGGTGGTAATGGAGATTATAGTAATTTTGATGTTATTCTAAGCAATATATTTGTTACTATTACTGCAACCAATGACTTGGCTAATGAACCTATTGCATCGCAAGAATTTAATGCAGGGATTGAAAAAGTATATTTAGGTAGAGATATTGTAACACCTGGATTTACAGAACATACTACTGCAACGACTATTGGAGATTTAGATAATCCAGTAGCAATCCATAGAGAATTATTACATAGTATAATCAATATAACTGATTTTACTGGAGATACTGATATTGAAAATTCAGGATTTAAAACAGTAGCAGAACTAAGAGATTCTACTACAACATCTCCAACATCAACACATTGGAAAACACGATTAGCTTTAGATGAAAAAGAATCCTTAGAAAGTATTATGGAACAATTACAATATGAGGGTTGTTTCTTTTTTGAGTTTAGTTCGCAAGCACAACAAACTGCAATAAGTGGTGTATCAGGATTGCGATACTTTACCATAGAAGATAGTGTTACTGCTAATGTTGATCTAAGTCAAAACGATATAAGTGGATATGAACTTGGAATCACTTCGGCACAAGACTTAGAAACAAGACTGCTTGTTAATTACAAAAAACACCCTGCAGAAAATGAATATATATTACAAGATACTTTCCAGGCATCTACTCATACTACTATTTTTGGTGATGCAGATATTCAAAAACAAGAAGTCAATCTTGATTTAGTATATGATGCAGTAGCAGATGTGGTAGGTTCAAGAAATTCCAGTTGGATTAACTTTAGAGAAAGTATTTTTGGGGATTATAAAACTACAGTAAATGCAACTTTAGTTAATCCTGAAAAATATGGAATGCTACAAGTTGGAGATTACATAGACTTTGGAGAGATTACCTTTGAAGAACTTGGAAGTCCATTTAGTGAAATATCAGACACTTTCGACTCGTATGTCAGCATGCCAACTCGTTTATTCAAGGATGCCTGGAGTGGGAAAAAATTTATAATAACAAATCTGAAACGACAAGTAGGAAAAGTTTCAGTACAATGTAGAGAGGTTTAAATGTCGTACTTTATTTATGATTCAATTAATCAATATAGAAGTGATTCTGCTGTAACAGCAGGAACATACTCAGGAAATGTTTTTACTGAAAGCACAGGAGTTATCACTAATTTTGAAAGAGCCAAAGACCAAAATATTGGCACAGTAATGACAGGTATGGCTGATGGAGAAGCAATTATGATTACAGTAGCAGATGTAAATCCTTATGCAGATGCAGTTGCAGTTCATTTTGCAGGGGCTGATGGAGTTACTGCGAATGATGACGAATTAACATTACATACAGGTAGAGTATTTTCTGCAATGTCATCACAAGTAGTTACTTTTGGCTCAACAGATAATAACTGGAAGGTAGGTACATTTACAAATATAGCAGATAGAATTAGATTTTCATTAGAGTTTAATGAAACAATTACAAATGTATCTGAAATAATGTTTGGTACAAAACTAAACTTTGAAGTAGAACCTGATGTCAATGTTCAATCATCTATTAATTATGAAAATGAAGTCCAAAGATCATTAGGTGGTGTAGAGTATGCTATTAATGTAAATCCAGGACAAGAAGTATTTACCATATCATTTCAAAACATATCAAGTACATTTAAATCTGATTTAATTACTATGCAAGATGCAATAAAAGGTGAAGCTAAGAAATTTGTTTGGTATGATGGAACTAATCATCATTTTGTTAGATTGGATAAACCAATGGTTATGACTGAAATAGCAGATGGAAGATTTAGTACACAATTAGTTTTAAGGCAACAAATCCAGTAAATACAAGACTTTTATACTGAAAGGTATATAATCACCCCATAAACAAGGAAGCCCATTAATTTGGGCTTTTTTGTATCTA